GGGGTTGACGGGAAAAATGGAGTAGTTAAAATAAATGGTAATGAAAAGGTTATTATTAAGTCTCCTGATATTGAAATTAATAGTTCAGTATCTACTAAGATATTTTCTGAAGGTCAAATTGATCTTATAGGAAAAGGTATTATGAATTGTTATGGTGGACTAATTGATTTTGCTGATGGAGCAACTAAATTATTAGGATCTAAATCAGGTACTAAAAAAGGTGCTAAAGATGGTACATTAACTTCATTAAATGAAGATAGATGGAGATCTATTGAAGATTCAGCAGAAGCTTTAGCTAATGAATTGAAGAAGTCTGGATTGCCAGGTAAATTAAAAGATTTGGCAAACTCAGATGAGATTGCTGATCTAACTGGTCAGATGTCTAGCGCAGCTGCAAAATTAGAGGGGCAACTTAGCCTCTTTGAAAAAGATGCTAAACTAATGTCTAATAAATTAGATAGTTTCTTTAAAGAAAATTAACAAGAGGTAATTATGAAAGTTCCAAGCGTTGAATGTGGTAAACAACTTATTGTAGGTGCAGGAGAACCTAAGTGTTTAGGTAAAGGAACAGATGCCATAAGAGGATCTTCTTACATAGAAGGTCCATTGGAAGTGGGTGATGATGAAGCTTTTGATGATGAAACTCCAGTAGCAACAGTGATGATAGGTCCTGATGCAAACACTGATGTTAAAGATCACGCTAAAAGATCTCTTCATGTGAAGGGTAATGTTAAGATAGAAGGTAATGATTTAACTTCTAATGCTCTTAACATTGTTGGTAACACAGATCAAACAGGCAACATTAATATCAGAGGGATTGTATTGGGAGAAGCTGTACTAGATACTGATGGAAATGTATTATCAGCAAAGAAAGATTTTGACATACCTCATCCCACTAAAGAGGGGCATAGATTAAGACATGTTTGTTTAGAAGGTCCAGAAGCTGCTGTATATGTGAGAGGAAGAGTGTGTAATGGTAAGAATATAATAGATCTACCAGATTATTGGGATGGATTGGTTGATTATGAGACCCTAACAGTTCAACTTACTGCTCTACATTCTCATCAGAATGTGATAGTGAAAAGAATATCACCTATTGAAAGGAGAATATATCTTCAGTCTCAAGGTGGTATGCCTGTTGATTGTTTCTATCATATCATGGCAGAAAGAAAGGATGTGAATAGATTAGTTGTAGAATATGAAGGTAAGAGTTGGGAAGATTATCCAGATCCAGACTATAATGATCCCCAATATGGTGGTCGAAATACAATAACAGGTTGAGATTTAAAAAATGAATGATGATTTATTAAACAAGTGTGTCATAGACACCAGTAAAAGGACAGTGTATTTGTATTCAGATGGTGGAGACAAGAAGACTGTTGCATGTGATACAACTGAGGAGTTTATGAAC